AACACATTAATAAGTGCTGATGAATCAGAAGTCGCCATCCTTATCAACCAGTTCCACCAAGTTGGAGGATTTAACTCCTCGGCAGAGGGAGAAGTGGTTAGCAAGGACAGCTAGATCAATTTATTATAGTCATCCCCAACAGTTGGTGGCTAGTGCTGAGACTATGATGACGGCCTGTCTGTCGATGCTGAAGATCCAAGACAAGAACAGGCGGTTAGTGCCGTTATCGTTGAACCGAACCCAAACTAAGATCGTCAATGCCGCTTACCAGATGAAGGAAGCTGGTCGGCCAGTACGGATCTTGGAACTGAAAGGTCGGCAACAGGGTAGCAGTACTGGTATCGGGGCTTATTGTTTCTTGCGTACCCTGTGCGAAGCTAACACTAATAGCCTGATTATCACCGAAGAGAAGTCAGGCTCGGCCCGAAACATCTTCTCGGTCTACAAACGGTTCGCTGACAACTTACCTTTCGAGGTGGCTAGAGACTTCACTCGTGAAGGCACGTTGATGAAGTTCTCTGACCCACTCAATTCACAGATACGGGTCGAGGGCGAGAAGAAGATCACCAGTTTCACTTACAATATCGTCCACTGTTCGGAGGCCGCCTTCTTCTCTTCTCTGGCTAGTACATTGGCGATGTTGTACCAGACCGTGCCAGACAACCAAGACACGGCTATCTTTTTGGAGACTACGGCCAACCAGCACGGCGACGATTTTTATCAAGAATGGATACGGGCGGTGGAAGAGAAGTCGGACTTCATGGCTTTATTTATCCCTTGGTTCGACCATGACGAATACCGCACCCCGTTCGCTAACGAAGAAGAGAAAGAAGAGTTCGGTAACCAGTTATCGGACAACAATGAGGGCCAGTACGGTGACGAAACTTTACTGGTCGGTGCTTACGATCTCAGCTTAGAGGCTTTGAACTGGCGCAGAAGTGCCATCAGGAACCGATGCCAAGGCAGTCTCAACGAGTTCGACCGTCAATATCCCAGCACTTGGGAAACCGCTTTCAAGACAGCGGCTATCAGTATCTTTGATATGGCAAGGATCGATAACTTGAAAGGCACTTCGCCCCGTAAACCGGAGTTAGGTACTTTGTTCGATCTGCACGGCAGTATCCAGTTCAGACCGCAACAGAACGGTATTGTGACCATGACCCTGCCGCCAGAACCGGACTATTTTAGCGGTTATGTGGTCGGTGCTGATGTGGCTGAAGGCTTGGATACCGGCGACTTCTCTTGTGCGGTAGTGATGAAACGGTTACCGTTGGAAGTGGTTTGTGTGATCAAGGGTCGGGACGGTCGTCAGGTCGATATCGACGAGTTCGTAGACCAGATCCGAATGATCAGCAAGTATTATGATGATGCCAGTATTCTGGTCGAATCTAACGCTGACGGTGGCAGTGTCAATCGGTTACTAACCGAAAGAGGGTGTCGGAACGTGTTGAGAGAGAAGGATGTTGGGCTGTCGGGTTCTGAACGGTTGGGTTGGCGTAACACTTCCACTTCTCGTCGGATGGGTGTGGCTTTATTGCAGACGGCCTTCAATTCGGGCGAACTGGATGTTTGGAACGAAGATATTTTGAGCGAGTTCTCGACTTTTGTCACCGTTAACGGTAGACCGCAGGCTATTAATAAGCGGAAACGCAGGGTGCAAGGGATGTCCCGGACAGGGTTTTTTGATGACGGTGTCTTTGCTTGTATCGGTGCGGTCTTGGCCCATGAAGGATTACCTGCTCCTCGGCCCAATCGCTGGCATCAGCGGCGAAAGGATGTGATTGAACTCAAGCGTTGGCGAGAGTCACGCAATAAGAAAACAGTGTGGGACTATGTATAACGACAAAGACTTTCTGGATATCATGGACGAGGACGAGTTGGTCGATTGCGTCAAACAGATGCGGCACGATGCCGAAGACGCAATTTCTGAACGGGTCAAGGTTTGCCGTAAGGCGTGGTTGTATCTGTTAGGTAACCAGTATCTGGTAGACGAAGGTGAAGCTTACGTTGATGCCGAGATGCCGAGTTGGAAGTTCCGACTGACCCGTAATATCGTAGCTCCCGTCATCGATACTCTGTCGCCCATCCTGTCTCAGGCTCGGCCTAAGTATTTTGTCAGGGCAGACTTTCCCGAACTTAGTGGAGTAATCACTGATCCTGATACAGGGATGCAGATCCCGACCGGCTTGACCGATGCAGAGTTAGCCAAACGGATGGAAGATATTCTGGAGAACGTTCACCAAAAGCGGAATGAAGGGTTAGAGATCAGCAAATTGTTGATGGATGTTTTGATTAACGGTACGGGCTATCGCAAGATCCATTATTGTAGCCATACCAATGAAGTCAAATTACCCATCATTCCGTTTGAGGATGTCTTGATCGACCCGATGGGAACCCGGCAAGACCTGACCGATAGTAAATATGTGATTGTCCGTCATTACATGGATGCTACCGATATCAAGCATTTGTACGGCTTGGACGAACACGAATACGCTCAGGGTTCACCGGATTCGGTTTATGGTAAGTCGGGTATCAAGGGCGAAGGTCGGAGTTGGATGCGGCGGTTACGCAACTTCTTTAACGATGGCGGGTCTGGCGATACTGGTAGCGAAACCTTGATGGAGCGGCGACGATACCCAGTGCTGGAATGCTATTACAACGCTGATAATAGTTTTAATGAAGCCTTCCATGACGGGCAGAACATGGGCTATGGGGGTGATCGATCTAGGACAGTGGTGATTGTTAACGAACAGGCAGTGGTTTATGATCAGCCTAACGTCTATTGGCATGGCGAGTTCCCGGTAGCCTGTTATGTGGCTAACCCGATTCCGCATGTGGTGCATGGCCGATCCGAGGCCGAACCGTTGCTGAGTGTACAAGACGGGGTCAATATCATGTACAACACGGTGATCGCTAACGCTTTGTTGATGAGCAACAGCCAGTGGTTAGTGGAAGACGGTGCTGTCCAGTACGAAGACCTGACCAACCAACCGGGTCTGATCATCCCGGTCGAACGATTAGACAAGATCCAACGCATCCCGCCAGCCCCAGTTCCCGGCGATGTGTTGAGCCTATTAAAAGAACTGGAAGGCACTACCCGCCAGAACACTTCGGGTATCAGCCCGGTACTGCAAGGCCAAGAACCCTATTCGGGTGCTAGTGGCAAGCTGGCTAGTGTCTTGACCGGCAACGCTTTCAGTCGTCAATCGCCTAAGATCCAAGCTATGGATGACGGTTACCGACGACAGGCGAGGCTGGAACTCAGCTTGATGCAACAGTTCAAGCGATACGACGATCCTAGAGAAACCAAGACTTATGATGAAGGCGAGAACCTACTCTTCAGCGAAGCTATGCGTGAATTACTGTACACGGTAGAGATAGATTCCAAAGCCGATTCGCCGTTAAACATGACCGACAAGATCAATTACGCTTTCGCTATGGTTCAGTCGGGCGTGTTCGATGTTAAAGAGTTCATCCGATACACTCAGATCGAGTTGTCGGAAGAAAGAAAGGCAGAGATCTTCCAAGCCGTTTCACAGGCCGAAGTCCTGCAAGGAGAATTAGCTAGTACAACGCCTATGGGCGACCTAGCCAACCAAGTGCCGCAGATGTTAGCCAACCAATCGGCTGGTGGAGCGGAAGGCGCACAATAATGACGAGTACACCCGTTAATCGGGCCTCATAAGGAGCAAACATGCAAGTAGAGAGTACCCTCGATTCAGCCCAGCAAGAGCAGGCACCTGATACCGAGACTCCAGAACCCCAAGTTGACCCTGTAGATTCTGAATTAGAGCAGTTAAGGAGTGAGATCGACCAGAACCGTCGTGGTGCTAGTCGAAAGATCACTGAGATGTCTCAAACCCAGTCAGGTCTTGAGGATCAAGTGCAACTGCGTGACGAGCAGATTGCCCAATTGCAACAGCAACTACAGTACAGCCAACAGCAAGCTAATAATAACAATTATTCTGATGACGATGGTCAATCCCAAATCAATCGAGCGGTACAAGAAATGGCTCCTCGGTTTCTGGAAATGGAGCAACGATTGCAAGATTACCAGAGCAGAGAACAGGAAGACGTAAAAGTCACAGAAATGCAAAAACAGTTCGGTGTTAGCGTTGAAGACGCACGGTTAGCGAAACAATTTTTTGACGAAGGTGATATCCAGAAAGGCTATCGGTTACTAGAACTCAACTCGATACGCAATAAACGAAAGGGCAACGCCCCCGCTTCTTCGGGTACAGCCGCCCCACCACCTTCTGCTACCAGCAATTCTACTAGACCCGCCCCTGACACAGGTACAGCGGATGTCATAGCCCAAATGGAATCTGGTCAAATATCGCCTGCCGAGCGGAGAAGAATATTAGCCGCCAACCCTGAACTGTTGAACGAGATACAGAAACGTCGAGGGTAGATAATCGCCCTCGTAATGGGGTATTAAAATGGCTGGAGTAGGCGGTAGTGGTACTACCATACTAAACCAAATTGAAATGGCAACTGTCCCTAGTCAACAGGGACTTAATCAAAATCTTTTATCCAAAACTAGTCCGTTACTACGGGTCTTGCAAGAAGCTGCTAAACGTGAAACTGGCTCACCGATCCGAGCGCATGTCCGTTACAATCGGAACACTAGCCAGTGGTACTATGGCGGTGAAGACTTAGCAGCTACTCGGACTCAGGCTAACTCGGACACATCAGGAGAAACTGGTGGTGATGGTGGTCAGTTCGCTCAAGCTGAGTACAACTGGAAGGATCTCTCAGTTAACGTCATGATCACCGAATCGATGTTAGTTGAGAACGCTGGTCTTAACATCAACGATCTGCTGAATATTAACGATATTGGCGGCATCCCTGAACGGGACCGTAACACTGTCTTTAATATTTTTGGTCGTGAAGTTGAGATGGCTGGCGACGACATGGGCGATGCCTTGGCTACGGCTTTAACTAATAGTGGTGGAGGGTACGGGACAGGTGACCATGACAGTTCTAATGCTATCCATAGCGTCTTTACCTTGCTGGATAACGGAGAGTTTGGAGGGTTAGGAGTTTCTGCTTTAGGCAGTTTTGGCAGTTTAGGCTTGCTGGACACTTGGTTCAACACTAATTCTAGCCAAACTCTTAGCGGCACAAACAAGTGGCAAGCTCGTAAAGTAGACCTTGGTACTGGAGACATTACTGGTTCCCCCGGTACGGCAACGAGCCTTGAAGCCAACCTGACTAAATCGATTTTGGGTTTAGCTCTGCACGATTGCGCTCAAGGTGGAACCGATAGTGTAGATTACATTTTTGTTAACCCCAGAGTCTATGTTGGCTTGGAGATGTTGTTAGAAGGTCAGACTCGTCGTGACGAGACTATGTCTAACATCGGATTCAACCAGAACATGACTTGGAACGCTTTCGGTACGACCATTATGGCCGATCCGTTTATACCAGCCCGTTCTGTGATTGGTATCAACACCAAGCATACCTACATGGCGATCCATCCAGCTTTGGATCAGCAGTTCAGCGGTTTCAAAACCCGTGCTGACCGAGCTACCATCGAAGGTCAACTGAAGATTAAAACTCAGTTGGTGACTGATGATCGAGCCAAGAACTTCTGGATCGACTTAGGTGGTGGAGCAATCGCTGTCGGTGGTAACGCAGTCTAACCTTATCCGTAGAAGTGGCGGTTTAATCGCCGCCGCTTCCACACCTACCTAATAATATGGCATTTACATTGACAGATTTGCGTGATCGGTTGCGAATGAGGCTGGGTGATCCGTCAGGGAACTTTATTAGTTCTTCGGTGGTTTATTCTAGTAGCTCAGCCATCGACGAAGAAGCGACCATCCTTAACGATGCGGCTCGGCAACTAGCGGCAGATTTGTATCGCAATGGCATAGCCATGCTGACAGATCGGAAGCAGTTAGCCATTGAGCCTAATAAATCCGAATATGCACTACCAGCAGATATGTTAGGGGTGCAAGAAGTTTTTTGGGAGCAAGGTAGTAACCGTTACGAGGTCAACCAGCAACCGTTGCAGTCTTTTCGTAGCTTGCAAGAGCGTGGAGATCGGCCATTGTATTTTGATGTTTTTGGTCAGACAGCAGAAGTGATTGATGCCCGAATCTGTTCTGGCAGTTCCAACAGTGCAACGATAGCTTCAATTGATGTAGCGACTGAGGGCGATAATCAGGCGGCTTTCACTACAACCCAGATAGAGGCAAACAGCCGAGACAAGATTTTTAATTTAAGTGATGGTAGTAGTGGAACTATTACGGCTGAAGCCAGTGCAGCCATTACTGCTGGTGGCGGCTTGAGTGGCGGCCAGACCAATACTTTCCGCACCAACGACCGTATCCAGATCGAGAAGGCTGAGCAGACATTGCCTTTGTTGCACGTCTATCCCAAGATTAACGATAGTAGTTATAGTAACGTGGCTACTGGCATAACAACCACCTTCCAGCCAACCACTCCTTACTATTTGTATGGGGCTAAAGTCACCCTTTCAGCCGTTGGCAGTGCCACTCACCCGCTAAAGGTTAAGCTGACTGATAATGATGGTCCTTCGGTGATTGATGTTACGGCTATTGACAGTCGTTCGGTCGGTACTCACGAGGTGGTGTTCCCCAATAACAAAATATTGGATACTACTAAAACCTATCAGTTATCGGTCGGCAGTAGTGCGGATACCGGCAACACCGTTAGTAGTTATGACATCATCGGCTTTGATGGTAAAGAGAAGATGACCATCTACTATGCCCGATATCCATTACGGATGGGAGCCAACGCTGGTGGTGCTGGCAATAACGACACTTTGGAGTTGCCAGAGATATGTGTCGAAGCCATTTTAGAACGAGCGGTAGCGACTGCCAGTTCTAAAGCTGAAGGTGGTGCTAACCAAGAAACGGCCCAATCTTTGGCTATGTATCGGTTGCAAGTGGAAGAACTGATCCAGTACCAACGCACCCGTAACATCAGAGGGTCACGACAAGTTAAGAACGTAATGTACGCACGTTGGCGATAATGAAGTTAAGACCTGTTGCCAGTGTAAGCCAGCAACAGAATTACTCCCAGCAAACAGTAAGTTTAGCCACCGTAATAGCTTCGGTTGAGTTAGGAGACAACTGCCAAGCTACCGAAAATGTTTTTAGCCCTGACATCACCTTACTGCCGGTCAGTGCTGGTGTGATCTTGACCGATTCGGCTGGAGCGGCAGGGGTAGAAGTTACTGTAACTATCACTCTGGCTTATGTGACCAGTTCAGTTCAGCTTGGCGATAATTGTAAGGTGGCTGAGAACGAAACTACAGAAACAGTGAATTTGGAATATGTTACTAGCTCTGTCGAGTTGGGCGACAACTGTAACAGCATTGAAACTGACTTTGACGATTCAGTAACGCTAAGTTATGTAGTTGCTTCAGTTCAACTTGGGGATAATTGCAAAGCCACTGAAAATGATACAGCGGCAGATGTTACTTTAAATTATGCAGTAGCATCAGTGCAGGCCGGTGATAACTGCAAGAGCATTGAGACTGATATAGCGGCTGATGTAACGCTAGAATATGTGGTAGCTTCAGTCCAAATCGGGGATAGTTGCAAGGCCGACGAAACGAATATAGCGGCTGATGTCACATTGGTTTATGTGGCAGCGTCAGTTGAGTTAGGCGACAATTGCAAAGCTATCGAAAATGACACGGCAGCAGACGTTACTTTAAATTATGTAGTAGCTTCTGTCCAACTTGGTGATAATTGCAAGTCCGTTAAGGGCGAAACGGTAGCGGATATCACATTGGTTTATGTAGTAGCTTCCGTTGAATTGGGCGATAACTGTGAGGCGGTTGAGACTGATTTTGCTGG